AATGGATATGGACGGTAACATAATTAAGATAGATGTTAAAAGTGAAAGCATTAGAAAAACAGGCAGATTTGCTGGATATAAAATAAGAAGAAAATTATCTGATACTCAAAAGAATATGGGTGTAAAATTACTCATGGTAACTGATGATGGAAAGTGCTACTTTTATAAGAATGATTAAGATTTATTTATTGGTAGTAAGCTTGTGGGGTTTTAATGGCAGTGCATGGGTATACACTGGCAATCAAATGGTCTATCAAGAAAAGTTTGAAGATCTTAAAGTTTGTCAAAATATGGGCAGAAAGTTTATGAAGTTTGACATGAACAAATACTTTACGTTTAAAGTTCAATGTATCGAGGATGTAAGAAAAGATATTTAGTCTAGTTTTCTATTTATTTGTATCACTTGTTCTTCTATTACAGCTAGTCGCGCATCTATGCGTAACATATCTAAATCTTTTATTTGTGATTCTAATGCCGTTACACGGTTCGCGAGCATGCCATAAGTGCTAGCAATACCTGCAGCTATAACAATAACCCATATCCAATCTCTTGTTGACAGCATTATCTACCACCTAAACCTAATTGTTGAATTACTCTGTCAAAATATCCTGAATTATCTCTAATAAAATTTACTATTTGACCAATATTCTTAGGATCAATACCAGCACGTTGAGCTAATTCTGCTTGAGTTGTGTCAGCAGTAAATTGATTATTTCTTCTTAAAAATTCATCAAGTGTTGATTGATCAATAAAAGCATCTGAAACAGGAGTTCCACCCAAAAGATTTGCATTAGCTATACCAGGATTACGGTCCTCGGCTCGCATAAAAGTGTCGGGGGAAATATCATTAGAGGTATTCTTTTTTATATCTAGTTCTTCTCTAAGTACACTTTTCACAGGATTGTCATCTTTGTTTATTCCTAACATAGTAGTAAAATCTTCTTTTATACCAGCCGGCGCTGCTGCTAAATCTTCACCTATGCCTTGAAATGTTGCACCTGCTCCAGGAAACAAACCGCCAGCAAAGTCAGCTACGTCTCTACCCCTATTAAGTGCTCCTGATATTATGTTACCAAGTATACTTTTTTCAGCTATAGCTTCAGGTAAATTTGTCATAGCAACATTAAATGCACCTAACAAACCTTGATCAGCTTTATATGCCTCTGCTCCTCCTGGTTCAAATTTTATAAAATCATCAATTGCTTTTTCAAAGTTTGTTTGAACAGAACCCTTGCCTCCAGATATACCAAGATAAAAATTAGCTATTGATTTTTCTGCTTCATTAAGAGCTCCATACCCTTGTGTATTAAGTTTATCTCTTATGTCGTTAAATTTACCACTACGCTTGCCAAAGTCTGCAGTTATTTGTCCCCTACCTTGATCATCTAAAAGTGTTGTTTCAAAACCTGGTTGACCTTGCTGATCCTGTATATTTTGTAATTGCTGGTTTGCTGCTTCATTAACTATTTGTTGAAAAGTTTTAGTATTTTCTAAGCCACGTATCTTTGATGCGGTGTCTGCTATTTGTTGAGAATATTGAGCTCCAAAATCTCCTCCATGTCCTTGTACGTGTGGCATTACGTTTGTCCTCTCATGGCAATAGCTTTACCTAATGGATCATCGTCTAGCAAGGCTAATCTTGATGATTGATTTATGTTACCTACTGGATTACCAGCGCCTGCTGGAACATTTGCTGCTACATTAACAGGTTGATCTGCAGTTTTTTGTTCTTCAATAATAGTTGATGCTGGGTTTACAGCTGCTGGTTGTTCTGCCTGATCAGTTCCTGAACCAAAAATAGTTGGTCTAATAACACCTCTATTATCATATTTTTGATTTAAAAACTCATCCACAGCGGACATTGTGCCAAGATTATTTAAACTCTCTTGTGATTTTAAATAAAATTCAGATGCAGTCATATCATTACCATCTGTTCTTGCTTGTATAGCATTAAATTCGTTATCTAACTCGCCAGGTAGTTCTGGAAACTGTTTGTATAATGTTTCAATTGTTTCTAAAGCATATCTTTCACTAATAGGTAATGCTGCCTCAACTGTATTGTATCCAGTAATACCGCCTTTACCTAAGAAAGGTCCTTTAAATGTTGGCATTTTTAATGGGTTTAATGCTGCTTTTGCACTAGCATTCATTGCTTTCGTTGCACTATCAAGTGCCATTGGTGATGCTAAAAGATAACCAAGTTTTCTTGCAACTAATATTCCAAGTAATGTTAAACCTATTCCTGGAGCCATAGCACCAGCAAAGCCTGCTCCTGCTATTGGTAGTATTGCAGTTGTAAATGCTTTTGATCCGCCTAACATTGTTCTTCTTGCAAGATATTGTGACACGTTTAAGTTTTTACCATTAAAGAAAACTTCTGCCGCATTAGAAAATGCTAACAGTTTATTAGCGTCAGGTAATTTGACTCTTTTACCAGCTATCGATAAAGCCTCTGCTAATGCTGTACCTTTTGTTTCTAAAGATTTACCTATTTCATCTAAACCTAATATTCTTTTAAATTTTGTTGCATTAAAAGTTAAGTTATCAAAATTTTCAAAAGCTTTAATATCAAAATCAAGAATACCTGGCTTTTCACCTTTGGTAAAAGAGAAACTATCTTCGAATGCACTTAGAAGTTTTGCCTTTACACCTTTGGCAAACATTTCATCACCCATTAATCTTCGCATTGACTCAACCGCCTTTGGACTTCTAAAATCTTGAAACACAACATTAAACAAACGATCACTTTCAACGTTACCTGGAGTTTTAATTAACGCTTGAAAAGCAAATTTAGAATCTGCTCCTAGAGCTTTAGCAGATGGCGTTGCAAACAATGTTACCATATCAGAATAAGCTTGATCTGCCACATTTAGCAAACGCATTATTTCATCACCATTATCAATATTCTTCGCATGTTTACCCAAAGCTTTTTCCATTTTTTTAGAAACTTCAAATAAAGCATCACGTAACTCAGGTATGTCACCTGTTCTAGGTTTAATACCGTATGTATAAATTTGATCATTTACTAAAGATCTATTAACTTTCCATGCAGCACCTGTAGCCATATTTGTTTGCAGTGTTGCTAAATTTTGCAATGATTTATACATGTCACTCTGTAATATAGGAGAATTAGGTGATCCTAAAGTTAGCTCATCAATAAAAGCTTTTTGTTTTCTTGCTTCATTAATAACATCAGAGTAGTCAATCATTTGTTTATTGCCGATTGCATTAAAAAAATTTGTATATTTTTTGTTAACATTACCTACAATAGTTTTTGTAATTCCATCTCTAACTTTTGACAAATCTATTCCAAGATTTGCTAAATTATAAGTGGGTCCATCCATAAAAATATTTTTAGCAGCTTTAATAAATGCTGTTTGTGTTTCCTCAAAAGCTCTTTGCACCCCTGCACCATAAATAGGCATTCTACCCAAAGCATTCGGTATAGCTCTTATTAGTTTATACCTGGAAACATCAAATACTGATGGAGTAATACCTGTTAATCTTTGTATCTCTTTTGCTTCTTTAGTTTCTTTAGCACCGACACCAAGCACATATCTTCTACCTATAGGTCTTAACAAGTTTACTGCTGGTCTGAAAAAACCAAAACCTGCACCAAATGCTAAATCTATCTTTGCTTCATGTTGTAAATATTCTTTAAATGTTTCAGCATCTGGCCTTGAAATACCTTGTTCGTATCCAAGAAACTCACCTATTTCGTTATATGTTGGGGTATACAACATCTTTTTTTCATTAAGATTATCTAATAATTTTTCATATCCTACTAATCCTGAAAGGTAACCAAGTGTGCCACCTACAATAGATCCTGCTACAGCACCTGCTGGTCCTCCAAATAATCCTAACCTAGCTCCTAATTTAGCGCCACCCAACGTACCGCCAAGTGATCCTCCCAAACCTAATATTAATTTTAATGCAGGAAAAGGATTTACCATTTGCGTGTTATAATTATCTAGTTTAACATCATCGCCTTCAATTAATCTTGGATTTAATTCTCTATCAGTATAACCAGCTAGACCTTGAAAACTATCTATAGATCTAATTATTTCTGCTTGCGATAAACCATCGGCTATGCCTTTTTTTGTAATCTCTGCTACACCTGCTCTAAACTTGTCGGGAGTCATTTTGTGTTTTCTTGGATCATATCTTGTTGTCCCAGTTGCCTCCTCAGCTGCTTGTTGAAATCCTAAAAATGTAGGTAATTCACTGCCAGGTGGTAACATTGTAGGCAACCCGTCTTGTGCTTGTGGTAATTTTTCACCGGTCTCGTTAAGACGGTTCATTCTTATTTGTGCTAATTCTGCTATTTGTAACATCATCTTAAATTATATTGCTCCGTAAAACCTTCACCAAATTTTTCATCTAGATAATCAAGAGTGTTTTGATTAGTATTGATGCCATTTTGTATTGTTCCAAATGCTGCACCCTCCTGAGTGCCACCATATTCACCACCTACAACTGTTATTTTACCCTCTTTACTAATTACTACCGTTTTTTTAAATTTTTCAAAGTCTTCAGTATTATGAAAAGGTCTAATAGTTGCGTTATAGTTGTTAACATAAAAATTTATTAATCCTTCTAATCTATTCATTGTTTTTCTATGGTTGTTATTCAATCCACCTAATTGCACAACTTTTCTTGACTCTGCGATAACGTCTTTTAAAAGTCTGTTTGATCCTTGAAGATATCTTGCAAAAGCAAACGTACTTTGTGCCTCTAAAATATTTATTAAATCTAAATTTTTATCAAGAATATTTTGTTTTACATCAGTGTAATAACTTGTAACATTTGATAAAGCTTCTTGTTTGTCTTCAGGTGTCATTTCAGACGAATTTATTGTTTGAACTATGTTTCTAAATGATCCGTCTATGTCATTTACTATATATTCTTCATTTATGTTATAACCTAATTGATTCACAGTGGTTATTTGTTTTTGTAATGTAGACATGTTTTCATTTATTTTTGATGAGTCAAAATCACTAAATCCTAAAATGTTTGCAATCTCACCAGTATAATCCCCAACTATACCTCTTAAAGTTTTCATAAACATGTTCGCTTCATAAACTGAACCAAAAACTGCTTTATTATGCATTTCATTTAATCTACCAATGTCATGAGCTGTTAAAACTGCATTAAGACCTTGTTCAAGGAATTTTGTTTCCTCTTCTTTTTGTGCTATGGCTTTTGGGTCACCGCCTAATATCCCACTACTTTGCGGTTGATCTGTGGCCATACCAGGAGCAGTTATCGTGAACATATTCTTACCAACTAAATTAGCAGGAACAGGGACACCTCCTATACTTTCTGGATACTTTAAATTAGAATAGAATTCAATTTCTGCTGGCACTGAAGAATTTTTGAAAAAATCTAATTTACCTGTAATAGCACCTTCGTCATTATAATCTACTAATTGCACTGCAGTTAAATTACCTGTAGGTTCATACATTCTTTTTGCTCTTTCATCCTCTTCTTTCACTAAACCAAATGCAGTTAGCCCTAATTCTTTTAGGTCTTGTTTTTTCTTTGCAGCTTCTTGAAAATAAAAATTAGCTGTGGGCGCTAATGCCTGTGCAAACAAATCAAAAACTTGTGGTAATGGTTTTTTCTTTGTAGTTCTTGCATTTAAAACATCTATACCAAACTTTATAAATAATAGATTTGGATCTACACCTTCTTTAAAACCTATAGTATCTTTTAATTCATCAATAAGTTCTTGAGTTCTTGCCTTTTTTTCTTCAGGTGTCATGCCACCTTCCATTTTTTTTAAATTATTAAACCCAACATTAGCTGCATTCATGGCTGCATTATTAAAAGTAGATGATGCAATATTAGCTATAGAGGCATCTGTAAGGTTTTGACTTACTTCATTACCAGTAAACCTAGCATTAAATTCGGCCTCAGAAATTGTTGTGTTTGTTTTATTTATCTCTTCTTCATAAAATGCTTTTTGGGCATCATCATTAAGGTTGTATAAAACCTCATTAGTATCAGCTTTTGATGTTCCCGTATCAGGAGCAAAATCTGTATAAGTAGAAAGATTTGAATTTACTTTTGTTGTATCAGTTTCTTTTATTGATTCTTGAGTGTTGTCATAACTAGTGTCATTTGTTACAGCACCAGTATTATTAGCATCAAATAAAGAACCTTGCTGTATAGATATTTGAGCTCTAACTTCTTTTTCTAATTCACCTGCACCTGTTAGATTAGCTAAATCTGTAGTTAATCTTGTATAAGCTTGTTTAAGTTGACCCAAATCCATGTTTTCATAATTGTCTCTAATATTTATTAGATCAGTCATTAAAACAGGACTGTTTAAAAATGCTGCATTATCATCAGCAAAATCGTATAAACTTGAATTAGGATTTACTTCCATGTTGCAACGCCATTATTCCTTTCTCTATCATACCCATATCACCGCCATCTTTAACTAATCCAGGAATACCTATAGCTGCAGATCCAAAACCTAGTGCGGTTTGTAAAGGTGAAGTTTCACTACCATATTGTTGTCTTATTTGTGTTCCTTGATCTGATGGTAAGCCACTGATAACGTCTGACAGGAATCCAAACAGAGATAAAGGTCTATCTTGCGCTGCCATGATATTTTGGAATTCAATGTTAGCTGCATCTTGCGCTGCTTTTTGTTCTAACGAACCTGCGCCAAGCAAAGCTGAAATATCTGATAATCCTAATTTATTTGCTAAACTCACTAAACCTCCACCAACTTGACCGGCTGCAAGCAATGATTTAGCTTGATCTGATTGTGCTTTTGAGTCTGCAGATGTAAAATATGGAGCTAATTGAGCACCTTTAAGTTTTTCACTTTCTTCTTGACCAAAAGTGCCAAGCGCTGCTTTTAATGCTCTATCGAAAGTATCAGCACGTGTCTTACCTATAGCAGATAATCTTGCATCTTCTATTAAAGCCTTTGATACAGCTTCTCGATCGCCACCAAAAGCCCCAACTTTGGTTGCTGCATCGTCTACTTTTTTTGCTGAAAGTGCAGCTTGTTTGTTAATTTCATCTATTACAAATTTATCGTATTGATCCATAAATGGGTCAATGTCTTTTGATGGATCAAACCTTGTCTTAATAGCGTCATCTACTAATGCTTGACCTTTAGCAGTAAAGTCTGGTCTAGCCTCGCCCGCAACAGCGGTGCCTTTTGCGATAGCGTCAAGAGCCGCTGTCAAATTAGGATCAAATTTGCCTATGCCTTGTTTTAATTGTTCTATCGCATCTTTTTGTGTTTGTGATAGCCCTACAATATCTCTTTCAGGCAATCCTACATCTGCTTGTTTAACAATAAAATCTTCTATTGCTGCAATTAAATCAGCTTGAGCTTTTTCTATAAAAGATGGTTTTCTATACGTTACTACTTGTTCTGTTGACATTATATTTGACTCGCTATTTGATTTGCTTGATCTAGATCTCTTACCATTTTACCTAAACCTGATTTTAAGAATGCTGTATTAAACTCTTCAGGATCTTTTACAACTCCTTTAGGATTAAAACCAACCCCTTGTTTATTCATTAATCTTTCTAAAATAGTAGGTGGACGTCCTGGACCCAAAACTTCTGGATCTTGAAAATCATCATATGTAGATATGTCTGCCCCGCCACCAAAAAAACTACCTCTAAAATTTTTAGGGTATTCACTTAATGATAGTCTACTGCCTCTATTTGGTACGGACGTTTGCGTTCCATCTTGCATGCCCATCTTCTTTAAACCATTTACTTCGTCTGTACCAATACCATCCGCTATATTATAACCGATTATCTCAGCAGAATCTCTTCTAAACACTGCACCCTCATCTTCCATTTGTTTTTGTGTTTTCATGTTCATTTTTTTACGTAATTTATCTGCTTCTTCAACACCAAACATTTTTGTAAATCCACTTGGATCAGACATAAAAAACCTCATCATAGCGTCATCCATAGGATTCATACCAAATTCTTGCATAACAAATCTTCTTTTCATTTCTTCTTCACTCATTGTTGGTGGAATAGATGGAGGTATACCTAATTTTGGTTCAATTGTTCCCGTTGGTCGTGTCATCATTTTTTCTAACATTTCTCCAAGAGATCCTGTGCCCGTGCCATCTTGCGCTGTCATAGGTAATCTTTGTTTTGGCATACCCATGTTTAATTTAGACATAATTGCCATAATTTCTTCTATGGATTTGCCTTGTGCCATCATTTTTTTAATTATTTCTTGCAAATTCATACCTGGCCCAGTCATAGCTGTTTGTTTACCATCTTGAGCTACAAGAGGAGCATAGTTCATACTACCATCTTCTGCACCAGCAAAATCATATCCCATCTCCTTTGCCATTGGTTTAGTCTCAGCTCTTAAATTATCCATCATCTTTTGACCTTTTTCTGTGTCCCCACCACCTAATGCAAATAAAGTGTATTCGGGTATTACGTGTTCATTATTACTTACTAATATTTCTTGTGTTTGTCCTGTGTTAGGATCTACAATTTCACCATCTAGTAAGTCTTGTCTACCTGAGCCCATGCCTACTAATCTGCCTCCTGTAGGATTTATTCTATCACCACCTACTACATTAGGATCTGCGAACGCACCAATACCACCGCCCATAGCAAAATTACCTTTACCTGCTTTATCAGAAACAAAAGTATCTGGTTTTGGTTTACCTCTTTTAATTTGTTCATCTATTAATCTTTTGATGTATGCCTCGTATTCTTCAGAGCCTTCAAGTTGAGCCATTCTATTTGCTGATTCAATTCTTTCATCTGTTGTTGGCTCTCTAGAAAGTGTTTGTGGAGTTATGCCCATGACGGTGCCTTTACCCTCATCGAAGGTCATTCTATTGCCATCGCTATTTAATAATCCTACTTTCCTTAAAAATTCATAAATGTCTCCAGGATTGTTGCCAATTATATCTGCTTGTTGTGCATCTTCTAAAAATTTATCTGACACACCTGAAGTAATTAATTTGTTGTCTGCAGGATTATATGTAAAATCTTCTATTAAATTACTTGGGGCTTGATCACTGTCAAAAGCACCTACACCATACAAAAATCCTGTGCCTCCTAAAACTCCTGGTAAATTTCTTAATGGATTGTTTTCACCTAAACTTTCAAATATTGCTGCCTTTTTAAATCTTTCGCCTGCAGCTTTTCTTATAGCTTCGTCAGTAAGCACATCTTTTAAAGTGTTTTTACCAAAAGTTTGACCTCCAAAATATCCACCTATACCGCCGGCTAATGCTTCTCTGCCACCTTTGCCCGCGAGCAACGGTACACCAGCACCAATCAATGTTGAATATAATGGACCTAAACCAAAGGCTGAGGCCGCTATGCCTGCGAAAGGGCTTAAATCAGCCGCTACATCTTTAATTTTTTTAAAAAACTTACCTAGCATAATCTCCTATTGCAATTTATGTGATTGTTTTAGCAAGCTGGCAGGACTTGTGAAATAAGCCAATTAATTGTACAATTATAGGCAAATTATTGTTATATGACAATAGATAAATGGAGGAACTCCGAATGCAAAAAGAAATAAAACTTAAATTTGACGCTATTAGACCTTTTGGCCCCACTGTAATTAAAGGTAAAGTTCCTGATTTTTTATTAAATATTGTAAATAGCAAAGCTGATGAGTTACTTGGTGATCCTAAATTAGCCAAACAATGGGATTGGTCACCTAATTTAGCTGGCAATGTAAAACAAGAAGTTCGTATGCCACCAGAGTGGATAGACAAAGAAGGCCAGCAATTAGTTTTTTTAATTGGTGAGATGGTAAAACAATATCTTAGTATCCCACCAGCTAATGAAACTTTAGAGGCTGAAAAAATAGATAAAATGGTAATAGAATCAATGTGGTGCGTGAGCCAATGGTCTGGAGATTTTAATCCTGCACACATGCACGATGGTGATTTGTCTGGTGTGTTTTACACAAAAATGCCAGAGAGCATAGATAAAGAAAGAGCAGCTGAAGATCATTACCCTAGCGTAGGTGATATTCTTTTTATGTGTGGTGATCCAAAAACTTTTAGTGGACATAAATTACAGCATCCACCTGAAGTTGGTGATATATTTATGTTTCCATCATGGCTTACACACATGGTATACCCATTTAGAACACCAAATGAAGAAAGAAGATCTGTATCATTTAATTTGCGTTTAGTTCCTAAAACTGCAACCTTAACTACTGATGATCCAAAAAAATAAACGATTTGTTTTTGTAGTTGATGACTTTTTACCAATACCAATACTTCAACATTTACAAGAGTTAGCTCTTCAACAAAATTACGAATCTTACATTAACGACACAGGTCATTACGGTTTTGGTGTTGAAATACAAAAAGAGGTTCTTGAAAAAGATCAAATAGTAGAAAAAATTTACAAAGATTTTAATTTATCAAGCAAGATAAAAATTGCAAACGGTAGAATCCACATGAGACATAATCATGAAAAAATAAACCATCACTTTGATGAGGGTTCTTATTCTTTTTTACTTTATCTAAAAGGAGAGCCTTTATTACATAATGGCACTGGTTTTTTAACAACGGATGGATTCTTAACAACATGTGCAGGTTTTCTTGAAAACAGAGCAGTGTTTTTTAATGCAGGCTTAATTAGACATACAAACATGCAAGCTTTAGGAGAAAGTTCTCCAAGGTATAGTTTAAACATTTTTTTTGATTATGAAAAATAAAGAAGTATTCCCTATGGTGCGAGTTACATGGAAAGACGCTAGAGACATGGAAACAGGTTGGTTACCTATAAAAGATATTTTAGATGCTCCGTTGGCCGTGTGCCAAGAGGTAGGATACATGGTTGTTAATAATGAAGACAAGATTGTAATCATGCGATCCTGGTGCGTAGATAAAGATGATAATCATGGAGGTGGAGCCGTGGCCATACCAAGAGGGTGGGTAAGAAAGATAGAATATTTAAAGGTAGAGTATGCAACCACCTAAAATTTTTGTACAGGATGATTTTTTTGAACATAATTTTTTAAAAAAAATACAACAAGAACTTGTTACTACAGAATTTAAGTCTAGGTATAATGACCTCTCTATTAATGATAAAAAAAGTTTAAGCCCGTATCAAAGGACATATCACCATGTGGATCTCGCACAAAATACAAAAGTTGTTCAAGAAGTTAAAGTAAAAATAAAAGATTATTTTAATATAGGTAATATACAAAAAATGCTTTCATATTATTTTTTAAGTTTTCCAAACACACCACCAATACCTCATCAAGATACAGGTTTATATAATTGTTTAATTTATTTGTTAGGTGATACACTTATCAATAACGGCACGGGTTTTTACGAAAAAAAAGGCGATGAACATATTTTGCACACCCACATAGGTTTTAAAGAAAATAGAGCAATATTTTTTAGTTCAAAAATATGTCATAGCCCTTTACAATTTGCTGGGGGATCAACACCTAGATACGTTATGGCAAACTTTATAAATAAGATTGATGAATAAAATTTTTATAGGAACTCCTTGTTACGGTGGCATGATTACAGCAGACTATTTTAAAAGCTGCATGCAGCTTGTGGCTCTAGCTGCAAGTAAAAAAATAGAATTGCAATTTGGTACTATTGGTAATGAGTCTTTAATTACAAGAGCTAGAAATACATTAGTTCAACTGTTTATGGATGGCGACTATACACATCTTTTGTTTATTGACTCTGATTTAGCTTTCAATCCAGAGGCAGTAATAAGAATGCTTGATTACGACAAAGATGTTGTTACAGGTATTTATCCTAGGAAAACTATTGATTGGATAAAGGTCAAAAAAAGATTGAAAGAAAATCCTAATATGTCCGAAGATGAATTACTCGCAGCTTCGTTACAATATAATTTAAATGTAAAAAATCCTGATAGAATAGAGATGCAAAAAGGATTTATAGAGGTTATGGATGGTCCAACTGGTTTTATGTTAATAAAAAGAGATGTATTTGTAAGAATGGCAGAAGTATATCCAGAGTTAAAATTTGTGCCTGATCAGCATATTAATCAATCTCACGATAAAGAATTTGATTATCACAAAACATCTAATTGGAATTACACTTTTTTTGACACCATGATTGAGCCACAAACTAAAAGATATCTTTCAGAAGACTATGCTTTCTGCCGTTTGTGGCAAAACATGGGAGGTAAAATATATGCAGACATCATGAGTGGCATGACACATTACGGAAATTATGCATTTAGAGGCAATGTTGGAACTCAATTCTTGCCACAAAACAATAAGTAATTTATTATTCCCGCATGCAATTAGTTGACTTAAAGTTTCGTCCAGGAATCGACAAACAAGATACCGCATATTCTGCAGGAGATGATCGTAAGTATGTTGACTCTGATTTTGTTAGATTTCACTATGGTAAACCAGAAAGATGGGGAGGTTGGACAAACTTACCAAATCCGAATGTTACGGTAGTTGGAGCTGTAAGAGACACACACTCATGGATTGGCTTAGATGGCACAAGATATTTAGCATTAGGCACAGATAGAAAACTCTATATTTTTTCTGAAGGTAAGGTCTATGATATTACACCTATAAGAGCTACAGACAGTTTAACTAATCCTTTTGCAACAACAAGTGGTTCTTCTACAGTAACTGTAACTGACGCTTCTCATGGTGCTGAAGTAGGCGCGTTTGTAACTTTTGATAATGGGTCCTCTACAAATGTTGTTGACGGTATTGATTTTAATAATGAATTTGAAGTTTTAACAGTTCCTGGTGCAAACAGTTATACAATAAATGCAGGGACTAACGCTACAGGTTCCACTGCATCTGGTGGAGGTTCTGTAGACGCAAGTTATCAAATTAATCCTGGCCCTGCTTCATCTACTTATGGTTATGGATGGGGCACTGAAACATGGGGTGCGAGCACATGGGATACTCCAAGATCTTCATCTAATGTCGTTGTAGAAGGTAGAAACTGGTCACTAGATAATTTTGGTGAAGACTTAATAGCAACTGTATTAAATGGTGGCACCTTTATATGGGATACATCTGGAGGTTTAGCTGCAAGAGCTACAGCTTTGTCAAATGCTCCTACTGCCTCTAGATTTAGCATTGTCTCTACAGATACAAGACATTTGTTAATATTTGGAACTGAAACTACAATTGGTAACACAGCTACACAAGATGATTTACTATTTAGATTTTCAGATAGAGAAGATGCAACAGATTACACACCTGTTGCTACTAACGAAGCAGGATCTTTAAGAATAACAGATGGCTCTAGAATTGTCGGTGCCGTAAAATCGACAGGTCAAATACTAGTATGGACAGATACATCATTACACGGTATTCAATTTGTTGGTACACCTTTTACATTTGGCCTTAGACAACTTGGTGCCAATGCTGGATTAATAGCACAGCATGCAGCCATAGAAGTAAACGGGGTTGCTTATTGGATGTCTGATAATGCATTTTACTTATTTGATGGTGTCGTCAAAAAAATGCCTTGCTCTGTTCAAGATTATGTATTTGATGACTTAAGTTACACAAACAAAAATGATATCGCTGTTGGTCTAAACACAGCTTTTAACGAAATAATTTGGTATTATCCTTCAGCTAATGCTACACAAATAGATAGAGCCGTTGCTTACAATTATTTAGAAGGCACTTGGTATACAATAAATTTAGCAAGAACTACATGGTTAGGTGCGTATGTATATGAAAAACCAATAGCAACAGAATATAGTTCATCTGCAACCGCAAATGCAACAAGCATACTTGGTCTAACTGCTGGTGCGTCATCTATATTTGAACACGAATCTGGCAACAACCAAGCAGACGGAACAGCTATTACAGCTTTTTTAGAAACAGGTTCTGTTGAAATAGCCGACGGTGATCAGCTGATGTCTGTCAATAAATTAGTGCCTGATTTTGACAATTTGGCTAATACAATGACAGCACAACTAACTTTAGAACAATATCCACAATCCTCATCCAATGTCCAAACAAGTGGATCTATAACCAGCACGACTGAAAAAATAAGTGTACGAGGCAGAGGCAGAGCTGTAAAAATACGATATACAACTAACACAGTAGATGATACACCTTGGCGACTTGGTTCACAAAAATTAGAGATAAGACCAGACGGTAGAAGATAATGGCTAAAATAAATATAACTAGATTACCAAACGCTACAGAAGAATATGATGCTAGTCAGTTTGACCAAATGATAAGATTATTAGAACAAATAGTTTTTTTACTAAACACAAACTTTCAACAAGACTTAAAAGAAGAAACAGAATCGGAGACATTTTTCCTTGGCTAATACATTCAGAGGACCTATGTTGGATGTCACTTCGACAGACCTAACAACTTTAATAACTGTGCCAACAGCTAATCCGGGTGCTACACCACCTGTTCCGCCGACCACTATAATAATTAAATCTTTAATTGTTTGTAATGATTCTGGTAATGCTACACTTTTGGATGTACAAACAGTTAGAAGTTCTGCAACATTTAAACAGTTTCACCAAAAAAGCATAGCTGCAGGAGCAACGGTAGATTTATTAAATCAGCACGACGGAATTACTGGAGGCATGATTGTCTTGCAAGAATCTGACGTGTTGAAAGTACAAGCTAATGCAGCTAATCAAGTTCACATAACTGTAGCTGATATGGAGGTTACAAAAGGTCAACTGTAAGGAGAAAAAGAATGGATTTACAATCACTATTTATTACACCTGTTATGATGACAGAGATAGAAGGCCATAGTCACTTAATAGATAGACTTTATGAAATAAAAGCAAAAGACGAAAAAGGCATGCCAAGATCAAATATCGGAGGCTGGCACAGTGACGACGAGCTTTATAAAGATGAAGAATTTAAAAGCACGGTAGGTGATATATTATTAAAAGCTAAAGAGTGCTTTGACCACTTAGATGTGCAAGATAAATACGTTCCAGAAATGACAGGTTTGTGGGGTATGATAAATCCGCCAGGATCAAGAAATAATGTGCACACACATCCTTACAATTATTTGTCTGGAGTGTACTATCTAAAAGTGCCTCAAAAAAGCGGTAATTTGGTGTTTCTAGAGCCTAAACCACAAGCTGAGGTACTATCACCACCAAAGAAAAAAGATGCCTCCATACACATCGCTCATAGCGTAGATTTTGAGCCAAAAGAAAATTCATTGATTTTTTTCCCATCATGGTTACAACATGAAGTAAAAATAAATAGTTCTAATGAAGATAGAGTTATTTTAAGTTTTAATATAAATTGGAGAGAAAATGCCGATAATTGAACCCGCAGAACAAATAGGAACAGTAACTTTAGAAGACGGGAGAACAATTCCTAGATATAAAGTTAAAACTGAAACTACATTAACTAATATTGACACTGGTCAAGAATATGAATCAGAAGAGGCTATGCAAGCTGATATAGATGATCCAAACACTTCAACAACTGCTGAAAAAATCAGACGAGATGTTAAAGTATTTGCTCCATCATTAAAAGATATGTTGGGTCAGACTCCTAAGTCTTAAGATTGTTGACATTCACATCCTTGTCCTTCACATATTGGACAAGTCGGATCTGCATCATGACTGTGATGATTACATTCTTTTAGATGACGTTCCATGTCTCTCTCAACAGCTAATAGTCTTTCATGATATTTGCTCACCTTATCTGCAAGGTAGGCAATGGCTTTATTTAAATCTGCATTTTCCATATTTTCTCCTGTGATTGTTAATTTTGGTGAGAACCTAATGTAAGCATATTTCAATGTTCTGCAACAGAATTATTTAGAATTGTTTTCTTGACAGCTTCGTGGTAAAATAAATTTAATAAAATGTTAGTTGAAAAAGAAGATTTTATTAGTCATGAATTATGTGATTTTTTTATACATTATCACAACATGAACCCTCATGATTTTGAACACAGAAACACCAGTGTTATTTCTTGTGAGTTACAATCTTGTAACGGCAATTGGGCTTTTAAGTTTTTGTTAAAAAAATTAAATTTTTTCGTTGAAAGTGAGGCAAAAAACACCTTTGTAAATTACTCACAAATAGTAAAGTGGCCAGCTGGAGAAAGCCAAGGTAGACACAAAGATTTCGATCATCATACTTACACATCAATTTTATATTTAAATGATCAATACGAGGGAGGTCATACTGTGGTTGGAGACAAAATTATTAAACCAACAAAAGGTAAGATAGTTTTATTTGATGGAAATAAAACAGAGCATAGAGTTTTACCAATCACATCTGGAACGAGATACACAAATGCCACTTGGTATATTACAAAAACAGAACAAGAAGTAATACAATGATTGAAATAACAAAATTACCTATTTTTGTAGAAGAAGTAAATTTTTTTACAATGCCTAACCACGAGTATTGGAAAGAACAAATTCTAAATATTGTTAAGGTTGAAGAGAACAATAATATTCATAAATTTACCACACAGCCTGATGAAGAATGTAATGTAAAAGCTAATCGTACAGCTTGGGATTCTCATCTTAGATATCCAGCCATGACAGAGTTGACAGAAAAAATATTAGATATTATTCATTTGTCTGTCACTCAAGACGGGTATGATGCTCCTAGCTTAATAGCAGAGGAGGCCTGGATAAACTGGTATAAGAAAAAAGAATTTGCTGTGCCCCATTATCATGGAACCCATATGGCCGTAGTTTATTTTGTAGACACAGAAGAAACTTTTTCTAATTTTATTTTTACTAAAAATGATCATTTTAGACTTACTAAAAAAGAAAACGAAAAAACAATAACTAATATTTCAAAACAAATAAACATTAAAGACGGAACTGTAATATTTTTTAATGGTAATTTATGGCACGCAGTGTCTGCAAATTTATCAGAAAGACTACGTATAACTTATGCTAGTAATGTAAAAGTAGGATATTACAAAGAAAGAGACAATAAGTAAGATGGAAGAAATAATAATAATTAAAAAAAGTTTTTTCGTTTCACAGATGGAAAACAAACACATACTAGAAACAACAAAAACATTTATAGAAACAAACAAAGAAAAATTTACAGAAAGAAGTTGGGAATGTGAAGCTTACACATCTTACGGTGTTTATAAAAACATTTTATTTGCTGTTAATGAATTTACATATTTAAGAGAATATATAGAAAAAGAAATAAATAAGTTTTTAAAAAAACCTTTTATGATAACAAGTTCTTGGATAAATGTTTACGAGAAAGGTGGTTATCAAGAATTTCATAATCATATTGAGTCAAATATTTTAAAACAAGGTGCTGGCGTTTTTTATTTAACAGATGACAATTCCGATATTGAGTTTGCTTATTTTCCAGAA